AAACCAGATCAAGCAAGAGAAGTTGATACAGAAGATGGCGGGCGTGTGTTCTACGTAACCACTGACCAAGACGGTGACTTCCGAGTTGGTGATTACTTTAAAGTTGAACAGAGTACTGGTAGAGCAACACTAAGTTCAGAAGAATTTGACTTAACAGGTTTGAACGAACTACAACTTGGTAGTATTACAGCAGGTAAACAGGGTGCTACAATTAACGAATTTTCAACAGATGGTACGTTTGCTGATAACTCAGATACTGCGGTTCCAACAGAACGTGCTGTTGTTACATACGTGTCGGCAAAAATTGATGAAAGATTCGAACAGTTTGGTGGAACATCACACATTGCTATTCCGGTAGGTACTACTGCACAAAGACCAAATCCAGCAGACACTGGTTACTTTAGATATAACTCAACTACATCAAGTTTAGAAGTTTATGGACAAAGCGGTACTTGGGAACCAGCAGGATCAATTAGATGGCAAATTGCATCAGCAGACTTTACAGCCGCAAAAGGCGAAGGTTGGTTTGTTGATACAAGCGGAGGACCTGTAATTCTTACACTTCCAGGTTCGGCACAAATAGGTGACACTATTAGAATTATTGACAAAGCAGGAACTTTCGATACTAACAATGTAACGATAAATAGAAATGGACACAACATTATGGGACAAGCACAAAACCTTACACTAGGTATTGAAAATGCAGGTATTGGTTTAGTATATTCTGATACTACTGCTGGTTGGAAACTGATTGAGGTATTATAATGGCAGACATTAGAGATTTTACAGGTAAAAATAGACAGTTTACAGGAGATTTTACAGGAATCCCAACTGGTACTACAGGTGAAAGACCTGCAAATCCTCAACTTGGATATATTCGATTTAATACAGACCTAGGATTTCTTGAACAGTACAGTTCAAATGGTTGGACATCAATTGCGGCTCCACCACAAGTAAGTAGTGCTTCTCCGAGTACAGTTAACCAAGATGATGCAACACAAACTGTTGTAATTACAGGTAGTAACTTTGAAAACACAGTTATTGTTACGGTATTAGGTAATAGTGGTGCTCAATATCCAACTTCAAGTGTAACTAGAGATAGTGCTTCACAAATTACAATTACTTTTAGTGGTGCTAACAGACTACAACAAGCAGATGAACCGTATGACGTAAGAGTTCAAAACGGCACTGGTTTAAGTAGTATCTTAGGTGATGCTATTGACGTTGAAGCGGCTCCCGTTTTTAGTACAGCAACAAACTTAGGTACTGTGTTTGAAGGACAAGCATTAAGTAATCTAAGTGTTACCGACACGGTACAAGCAACTGACCCAGATAATGCAGGTGCTGTAACATATAGATTTTCAAACGCCGGCGGCGAAGGTAGCAACTACGGCAGTGGTAGTATTGTAGGTGCTAGTATTAATTCAAGCACAGGACAAATTTCAGGTACTGCTCCTAGTGTGGCAGGTGATACAGTAATTAACATTACAATCGTTGCTGTTGACACAGCAGGTAAAGTTGGAGCAAAAGACTTTACATTTACTTCACGTAACAACGCGGCACCAACATTTACAAACGTAACCAATAACCAAACATTTAACTTTAACACTATGGCTTCATTTAGTACAGATATTGATGCTAGTGATGCTGTTAACCCAGTAACAATTTCTGCACCAAGCGGTGGATTACCAAGCGGACTTAGTATTGCATCAAACGGTGTTGTAAGTGGAACAGTTGATTGGTCAACTCTAAATGGTGCGTGGAGCACAAATTATCCAACAACTATTAGAGCAACAGATACAACACTAGGAGACTTTACAGACATTTCACTTAACTTTACTCCTGCAAACAGTTATTACTATAGACAGGTTTATAGTTGGGGTTACATTATTGGTGGATACATTAACTCTAACCCATGGAGAGCGGCACACAGAGTCCAGTTCTCAAACAACAGTTACACTGGCTTAGGTGACAGATGTAACAGACCGGGTGCTTACTTCTCAGGATCACACAGTGATACACACTTGTATGGTTATGCCATGGAAGGCATGGGAGCGGCAACGTTTACATGTGGATTTAGTATGTTTAGTGAATCAGAATCACAAAACGGTAACATTGGTGTTAACAAAGACGATGCCGGTACAATGAGTAATCACGGTGGATATGTAGGAACACCTGCAAACTACACAACAACAGGTAACAACACAAACACTATTAAACACACATTTTCAAATAACAGTTATTCACAGGTACAAGGTAATAATGCAAGTAATAACTATGGTAATGCATTTGAAGATGACACTCGAGGTTATGAGTGTTATGGTGCACAGTTCTTTAATTTCTCAAATGAAACTTATTCAGGCGGTATGAGTAGACCAGGTGGATCTAACCAAGCACACTCTAAGTCAATGAGTACAAAACAAGGCTTTGCATTAGTTGAAGATGCTGGTAACTCATCAAGTAACTTTACAAGATATAATTTCGGAAACAATACTAATCAAGGCGGTTATACTAGTAAACCACAAACTTGTGGTGAAACTAACTGGATGGAAGTTCAAGAATGGGGTTACGGTGGAGGATGCTGTGGATCAACTTGCCAAAACGGTTGGTTCTGGTATCAACACTACACAAACGGTTCAAGAAACTTCTTAGGTAACTTTGACAGAGGAATGAGTTCCGGAGACGGTGGATCAAGGATTGCATAATGTATATACTATATAGAAAATCAAGACACGACATTGACCCAAGATTTAGATTTTTAGATCAGCAATATGGTTTGTGTCTAGTAGAAGTAACAAATTCAGAATGGATTGATTGGACTGAAGGTGATCCTGTGATTGTTCCTAATGATGTAGCAGAACGTTACAACGACTTTGGACGTCCAGAATACAAAGCATATAGAGATAATTATGGAAACGAATTCCCAACTAAAATGGGACTAGAAGGCGAAACTGTAAAAGTTAAAAGACCTTATACAACTGAAGAAGCAAAAGCAAGTTTAGAGTATATGAAGATTTTTATGATTGCTCGTGTGAAAAGTATCTTTCAAGAAAGATTTGAAAAACTACAAAAAACAAGTAATACATTAGAATCGAGTACTTGGACACAGCAACGTAAAGAAGCAGAAGCAGGTGGAGGATCATTACTACGTGCATTGGCCAATCAACGCCATATAACAGAAGAAGCATTAGTTGCTAAAGTTATTGCTAAAGCAGAAGCATACGACACAGCAGTTGGAGATTTATTAGGTCAACAGCAAAAGCATATTGACGATATAAAACGTTGTGTTGATATAAGATCAGCGGCACATGTTGCAGATCAAAAATTCGGAATTATGCCACATCCTGACTTTCATCCGTATAAAAACGGTGATTTCCGAATCCACATCTAATCATAATTCAAATTTTAATGTTTAAATATGCATATATACAATATGCACAAAGGAGTTATTGATGGCTAATCAAAAAGTTAATAAGAATATGCTGGATAGTTACAGCACACCAGATGAAATGCGTTTTGATATGAGCGAATATGTTGATGTACGTGTTTCTTCTGACGAAGATGCGGAACTAATCAAATATCTTGCTAATGAAACTACTGCATATAGCGGAACACAAATTGAATCATTTGTTGTTAACAGTGAAGTAACTGATCATAGAAAAATTAGACAAATTGCAATTGAGATTAGACAGCGTATGGTTTCTCTAGGTGATAACAAGTTTCAAGTTAAAAAAGCAGAAAATAGAATTAAAAAATTAAAGCGTCTTATTGAAAAAGAAGAAGATGATTTAGAAATTGAATTATACGAAGAAGAAATTCAAAAAGCAAAATTTGACATTGCATATACAAAACAAAATATGCTACAAAACGAAGTTGAAATTGCACGTTTTTTAGAAGTTCTCAAAAAAATTAATCCTAATGGTCAAGAAGACACAATGCATATGCTTGAGCATTACAAAGATGATTGGGAGAAAAAAGAAGAAGAATATTGGTCACAGCGAATAGCAAAACAGGCTATGATGGATATGATGACTATGGGTAAAATTTCCAGTGGTAACTTAGAAAGTATTATGGGAATGCCACTCCGATTACAAAATAAAACCATTGCACAAGCAATCACAAATGCCGCACAAATGGAAAAAGGAATTATGGGTATTCAACATAAGGTACAGGGTTTACTTGCTGAACAAGAAAAGAATAACCCTAACGGAGATCTTCCACACTTGTTAGGAATTGACGGCGATTACGGCGGAGAAAAAACAAAAACACAATTGAAAATCGGAGTCGACGAAAACAATGGCATCAAAGCAATTGAAAATAAACAAGGATCCTGATTATCAAATAGGTGATTGGGACTTGCGTGTCCAACGCATGAATACTTGCTATAACTGCGAACACATGGAATTGATGCAACACGGAGAAGAACGTGGTGAAGAATTTCTTTATCAACGAATGGTGTGCGAAGCATGTAGTTGTGTTTGTTGGCCGCTATCGAGTATAAACAAAGAGGACGGTTGTCCTTATAGCAAATGGGAAATATCTAATGCAAAGTGGCGCAGAATGCAAGAAAAAGATTTTTAGTATTCCACTAAATCCTAAACTGACCATGGAACAATTTACAAAGTTCTATGATGAAGTTGAAAAATATAAAGATTACATACACGATATCTACTTTACAAGTAGAGTACCTCCATTTGTACAAGATGCTATGGGTGATGTTTTTGATGGAAATCAAGCAAGCGATTTAATTAACAATGCAATGATATTCCAAACTAAATTAGGTATTCCACTAAGTGCTACATTTAACAATATTGAATGTCCGCCACGCGAAGACATGTTAGATATGTGGATTAAAAATTTTAAACCTTTATATGAAGCAGGAATCAGAACTGTAACGTTACCACACACTATTTGGTTACTAAGTGGCAAAATACAAAAAGAATATCCAGAACTTTTTATTAAAAATACAATACTTAGAAATGTACAACGTCCTAATGAACTAGTAGAATTAGTAAAAGCAGGATTCAGTTATATAAATCTAGATAGAGATCTAATGCGTGACAAAGAACGTTTATTAGAAATTAAACGTGCAAAAGAATATTGCATTAACAAATACGGTCGTGATATTAAAGTCAGTTTATTAGCAAATGAACATTGTTGGGGTAACTGTCCTGTACAAGATGAACATTTTCAATATAATAACACAAGACGCACACCATACGAGCCCACGTATTTTATGACACCATTGAGTCAATTTACTTGTCCTGCTTGGGATAGAAGTGATCCCGGTTATGAACTAAAAAAAGCAAACTTACCACCTTGGAGGGAAGATTGGGTAGAGTTTATCGACGAACTAGGTATTGATGTTTTTAAAATGCATGGTCGTGAACACATTCCAAGACTATTTGAAACTATGCAAATTATCAAAAACTTTGCAGAAGGTAAAGAATTGATGTGGGATACTTTTGATGATTATATTGATGATATGAAACTTGAAGGTACTCCTATTAATAACTGGCGTAAAAAAATTAAAACATGTAAGTTTGATTGTTGGGACTGCAATTACTGTGAAAAAGTTGTTGTTGGAAAATCTAGACATAGATTAATTGAACATATAAAAACAAGTTTAGAGAAAGCAGAAAATAGTGAAAGTAAAGTAAGTCCTGCTACACTAAGCATACCGGGATTAACAAGCAATAAGATCAAACACTTCATGAACAATATGCTAAGTGCTAGTGATGCACGTTACGTTGAAATAGGAAGTTTTCATGGAGCAGTTTTTGCAAGTGCTATTGATGGAAATTATCAAAGTGCGGCTATTGCTATTGATAATTTTTCAAATCCTGAGATTGAGCCAATGCGTGATATTCCAGGCTGGACAGCAGAGCAAGGTAATCCAAAAGATATACTTGAAAAAAATATTGGCAATCAAGGACACTTACTTGCTAAAATAGTTGACAAAGATGCTTTTGCAATTACAGAACAGGACTTAAACTTCAAAATTAACATGATGTTTTATGATGGAGATCATAGTTATGAGTCACATATAAAAGTTTTAGATCATTATTATGACATGTTTGATCCTATCTTTGTTTTTATTGTTGACGATTGGAATTGGGGTCAAGTAGAACAAGCAACTCTTGAAGGTATTGCTCAAAAGAATTTAAAAATTAGACATCAACATCTTATAAACACAAAAGGTGAAGATCCAGATGATTACTGGAATGGTATTGGAATATTTGTATTAGAAAAACAAGATGGATAAGGTAATCAAAAGCATATGTATATTCGGAGGCGGTACCAGTGGTTGGTTGACTGCTTGCCATTTATCACACAACTTACCATCTCAAGTTAAAATCAAACTAATTGAAAGTACTAAAATAGGAACTATAGGAGTAGGTGAAGGAACACAACCGTTCACTACAGCCTTTCTTTATGAGTGCGGTTTAAAGCCTGAAGACTGGATGCGTAGTTGTGATAGCACCTACAAACTTGGTGTTGAACTTGAAGGTTGGGCAGATTATCCTGTTTTTGTAGACAATGATACTAGTGATACAGCAGTTTTAGGTAATGGTGTTTTTATGCACGATTATATATTAGGTACAAAAAAAACAAAACAAGAGTTTGTTGATTGGATTCCTAGTTATCAACTTGCACGAAATAACAAGTCTCCTAAACTAGACGATCATAGATTAGACTTTACATACGGACTTAACGGACAAAGTTGGGACGCAGTCCATTTTAGAGCAGACAAAATTACGGAAACGCTGAAAAATGCATGTCAACATAAATTAGAATACTACGATGATGAGGTTATTAAAGTACAACAGGATGATCACGGTATTGCAGGATTAAAAACAAAAAATAACGGAACACTTACTGCTGATTTATATATAGACTGTACAGGATTTAAAAGTATGCTGTTAGAAGAAGCATTAGGAGAGCCTTTTATAAGTTTTAACAATACATTAATTTGTGACAGGGCAGTAGCAATACCAAAAGATTATAATGCTAATAGACGGGAAGCAATGCACCCTTATACTAAAGCCGTTGCAATGGATAGTGGCTGGCGCTGGCAAATTCCTACATGGAGTAGAATTGGTAACGGTTATGTGTATTCTAGTAAACACTGTACACCAGAACAAGCAGAACAGCAATTACGTGATGCAATAGGCGAATACGAAGCAGAAGCAAATCACCTACATATGAAAATTGGTAAACATAAAAACATTGCTGTAAAAAATGTTTATGCTGTTGGATTAAGTGCTGGATTTGTAGAACCTTTAGAAGCAACAGGAATTACTTTCACAACAAAAGCAGTTCAAAATTTAACTCGTATTATTTTACAACAAAATGGTATGTATGATAATAATAGCAGAGAATATCTCAGCAGAGAGTTTGAAACTATGATCGATGAAATACATAATTTTATTTTTATACACTATAATTTATGTCATAGAAAAGATACAGAATTTTGGAAAGATGTACATAAAATAAAATTACCACCTAGTGTTGAAAAACTATATAGAATGTTTAGCCCCTCTCCTCCGCCAGCATTACATATGAAAGGACACTTTGATATGTTTCACGTAGGACAATGGTTTGAATTGCTTTTCCTTATGGGATTTTATGATAATTCGAATTTAGAAATCACAGATGCTGTAAAGAAGTACGGTGATTTATCATATAATTTATACAAAACAAAAACACAAGCACAAATTGAAGCATTTCCTAACCATGCACTTTACTTACGGGATTGGTATAATGATTAATGATTGGATTGGGTCGTGGAAAGTAGACGACTTAACTGAATGGCGCACACAAATAAATTCTTTTTATAATCACAAAATAGATTCACACACTGTAATTTGCTGGACCACCGCTAATAAAAAATTCATATACAAAAACTTGAATATCTTACATCCAGAAACTATTCCAGATCTTACATCTAAATACCCTAATTGTTTTTATTTTATCTGCATGTCAAAAAGTATGCTAGAGTGGGGCAAGATTAGAGATATCAATAAAGTATTTCCTACAACAACGCTTGAACATAATGTAGAAATACCTGGTATACTAATAGAGAACACTGAAGAAAAATTAGTTGTTGAAATTGATAATGATCATTATACAACTAAAAATACATTTTGTAATATTGATCTTGGTTTAGAAGATATGTTTACTACAAATACACAAAATATTTTAATTGATTTTGATAACAGTAGATCTATTAGTAGTATTATTGACGGAGAAAAAACATTTAATCACCATTTATTAATGGGACAATGAAATGCTTTGATTTTTGTTTTAATAGGAACAATACAGTAACATTTTTGACACATTTGCATACTTTTATTATAATGCTCACATTGTAAACAAGTATTCACACGTTCTTTATGCTCGTTATCGTCACACATAATTTGATCTTTTAGTTTTGTTATTTTAGTTTCAAATTCATGACCAAATAAGTCAGTAAACCAACTCATACTATTAAATCCAATACCGTTTGTAGTTTATCTTTAATGGCTTTATTTTGAAGTGTATTACGTAGTCCTACATGTAAAGGTTTAGGCCAGCAGTTTACATTTGTCCAAGCATATCCAGAATGTTCATGATTAAGTGTTGGAATAAATTCATTATCTACAATAGCAAGATACGTGTGAAAGAAAAATTTACTGTCGTTTGATGTAAACATTTCTAAAGGTATTACTTTTTTAATAGGTGGAGTTTTACCAACTTCTTCACTAATCTCACGTTCTAATGCTTTCCACGGAGTTTCATTTCCTTCTGCCATACCGCCAACAAGCCCCCACTGACCAGCAGTTTTTGTTTTGTTACGTTCTAGGAATAGAAATCGTTTGGTATTGCGGGCATAAAATAATGCTCCACTACAAACTATATTTTTATCTTTTAAAGTACTAGTCGCCATGACCCTTTATTATATTCACCTTCATAACTTTTTAACCAAGCGCCAGTTTCGTTTGTGTATTTGTACTGTACGCCTGTATATGTATTAGTTATGTAGACAGGGTCTTGTGCCACGCTAGAATCGGCACGTTCGTCGTTTGATCCAGCATCGAAAGTAATTTCCCAATTTGTGCCATTCCATGTAATAATATCATTAGCACTTGCTTGTAATATTGTTCCGTCTGCATTTTGCCAAGCATTCATATTTGCATCTGAACTATCATTCTTAATGTGCTGATGAATGTCATTTAGTATAAGATATCTTGTACCTGCATTAGATGCACTAACATTTGGGTTATAAGTTAATGGATCAATAATAGCATCAACTGTTCCTCTACTAGTAATACTATCAGTTAGCACTGTGTTTTCAGGTACAGTATCACTATCAAAACTTAACACTATCTCTGTGTCATCTGTTGGATTTACACTTGCTGTAGCAACAATTTCATTACCGTCTGCTTTTGCAAGTCTTACTGTACTTAATCCTGCTCTAAACTTTCCTGGATATTGATCTAATAATTTGTACCAACTTACAGGTTCCCCAGTTCTATCAAATTCGCCTGCACTAGGTTCACTAACACCTTCGCTTGGTGATAACAACCTTGCTGTATTGTTTAATACTAGTAAGCCAAAGTTTCCTGGCGTAATATTTACTGTTGCTATAGGACTTGCTGAATCAATAATACCATCACTAATACTTCCGGTCTCGTCAAACACACTCATAATAATTTTTTCAATAACACCGAGTTGTTTAACTTTTGCAGGAGGTGTAATCCATATAGGCATTGTGAATGTAAGTTCGCCAATATCAATTTCTGTATCAACACCCTGTGGTATAGCACGACTTGAATAGTTTACACTTGCTAGTTCAATTAAACTTAAACTAGTCCAATCAATATAGTTTGCTGTGCTTTGAATTTCTAAACTTGGATTAAACAACACAAGCATTTGTTCCATAATTTGCAATTTTTGATCTGTGTTTGTTGACCATATATCACATTTCATTTGCAAGTTAAATGGCACAGGCATTAATCTTTCTACTGTGTACCCTGGTCCTTGACTTTGTAAGTACTCGCCAGTTGCATCGTCATAATCTCTTTCACGTAAATGTACTTTACTTACGTGTGTAGGGTTTTGTACTCTGTCTCTAGCATATTCTAAACCTGTAATATAACAACTAATACGTGGAGCACTAATTACTTTGTTTTCTGAGTTGTCACGGATAATATGTGCTACTTGGCGTGTTAGATTACCGTAACTTGTCGGAATCTTGCGAAGTGTTCCTGCACTGTCTTTGTAACTAAAGTTACTCATAACACGTACAAACTGTGTTACAAATCTACGTATCTGTCCATCATAAAAATGTTGCATTAATTATCCGCCTTAGGTTTAAGTACTTGTGATAGTGCTTGACGTTCTTCAACTTGTTTGTTGTTAATTGTATTGGTGTTTGTGTTATTAACAAAAGTACCAAGTTGTGTTTTAGCATTGTCGCTGGTCATTGGTTCAACTCTTACACCGTCTTCAACTTTTGTCCATCTAGTTCCATTATATCTAAACAATCTGTTTGGAAAATAGTCTGTTCTTAAAAAATAATCACCTTCACCACTGCCCTGTGGAAACTGGCTACCAAATCCATAAGGTGCTCCGTTAAGTGGTGCTCCGTCTCCAGTTAAGTATCCAACATAAAAATTAGCATTAGGAGTTTTAATAATAGCACTAGCGTCAATACTTGTACTAGAAACTTTTACATCACTTGCTGATCCGTCCTGTGTAAGCACATTACCTTCAGCGTCAGTTGGAACAACAAAATACTGTTTGGTATCATAACCACTAATAACAGGTTGATTAGGATCGCCTGTAATATCTTCATTTGCTTGGTTTAGCACTGCTTCATTAATCTGCATTTCTTTTTCATATGTTGAAAGCACATCACGTATTGTTGATCCTGTGCCTTCGCCACTGTCTTTATCAAAGATTTCTTTAAATTCTTGGCTATCAATAATTGGTTTTGCTTTTACCCTTAACAAATGTGGATACCAAGTTTGACTGAATCCTTCTGCACTTCTGTTTACATCTTCAATAACATAAAAACGCTTAAGAGCAACCCGATAGTCATTAAGTGCGTATTCGTCTTTTAGGTGCGGCAGTTCTAGAACATCACCGCTCATTAGTTTTCTGCCCAATGCTTCGACAGAACTATTAAGATGAAATGTTACAAAAATTGTATCATTTTGTAGGAACATACCAAACTGACTTAGATCAAAGTCTAGATCCTGTACGTTGTAAATTCCTCTAATAGAATACACATCATCTGAATACTTTCTATCTCTGTTTTCTAAAAACAGCAAATCCTGTATTTTTGTTTCAGGAATATCATTTGTACCGCGAGGTTGACTAGCAGTAGCATTATCGCCTGGATCAACAGGACCTTCATATTTGTGTATGAATATGTCAGTACCGCCGACCTGAAATGCTTCATTAACGTTCTTGTCAATAAAACGATAATCTGCTGATTTCTCCGGTTTGTATAAACTTAATCTTGGCATAGT